TTAAGTTCAGGAGCAGAGGTGCTTGAGTTGGCAATAATACTTCCCGATAAAAATGCGAACGTTGTGAGCGTAGCATCTACGCTTGAGCTGGCGATTACAGAGCCAATGAGCTTCTTTGAGACCGAGAGTGTGCCGTTGACACTTGACGCCGCAATCGAGGTTCCGGTGAGCTTCTTTGAGATTTTAATATCACCAGTGACGGTTGATACTGCGTCACTTGTACCTGTGAGTGCTGTGGTTATTGAGAGATCGCCATCGACACTCGATACTGCTGCTATTGTGCCCGTGAGCTTCTTTGCAACTTTGATGTCACCAGTAACGGTCGATACTGCGTCCGAGGTTCCAGTAATTTTCTTCGAGACCTTGATGTCACCAGTAACGGTTGCCGCCGCGTCCAAGGTTCCAGTAATTTTTTTTGAGACCTCAATGTCACCAGTAACAGTTGATACTGCATCCGAGGTTCCGTCTAATGCAACAGGAGTAGTACCGGAATAGGTGTATGTAAAGTTGGCCCACGCTAACCCAAGGTTCACGTTGTCCGGACCCGCTTGCTTTGTGGTGACATAGAGCCTTAATTGGAGACCATCCAGGAAAGTTGTCTTATTGGTTGCCGCAGAGTATTTGCTCTGCATCGCAGTGGTGTAATCTTTCGTCGTCAAACTTGTTGGCAAAAGATTTCCGGCATTGAATGTCTCCAGAGATTCCCAGGATGTGGTGTCTGGATTATAGACTTCAAGATCATAGGTGTCATTGGTATGCTCTGAGTTTATGTCGTAGAATCTAACTTTGAAGTCATCGAGAGCGGTAGGTGTCTGCGTGATATCTTGAAAGTTTCCACCAGCGTAATTGCCGGCGGTTCCTATATCCGAACCTGATGCGTAGTTATCGTCCTCAGTATATGCATTGGACGCGTTAGTCCATGTGACATTTAGATTAACATCAAGGGCAGAAAGATTTCGCTTCTCAGTAGCCAATGCACTACCTCATTATTAATTGCGGCCTGTGCAAGCGACACAGGCCGCAAAGTCTCAAATCTATTTGGCCGGACTATTAGTCCAAGGATACATCAAGCTCGCCGGCAGCGAAGCTGGGCGTATTACCACTGACGATTGCCTGCGGTGTGCCCAATGTTCCGTGGGCCAGCATGTTTCCAAGCGTGGCGGCGTCAAACAACGCGAAGTGCGTCACAGTGCCCCACGAACCAGAAGCTTCGGGAAAGGTTAAAGCGTTCAGGTTGTCGATGAGGCCGGCCGCAGTTGCCGCATTCCAATCACCAGCAGCGGTTGTTACACGAGCATAACCATTGCCCGAAGGCTCGGCCAGACCAGCTTCGTCATCACCAGGATCAGCGGTACTCAGGCCAACGTAAATTGTCGGGGCAGTGTACGCACCTTTATTGAAGACATGGTCCAGGATTTCCTGTTCCCAAAAATCTGCAAAGCTTCCCATTATTAACTCCTTGTTATTTCAAATTAGATTAAATTAACTTCTTCCCAAAGTTCGTCTTCGAGACACCAATAATTTTGTTTTAATCATCTTCCCATCAGCCACCGAAAATAATTTCCAGGCAGTGCCGCCTGGATTGAAATATTCAGTTTCGGTCTCAATAACATCAACTTTCTTTCTAAGTTTTTTAACGTCTCGGCCAGTGCTGTCAACATTCGAGAGAGGATACAACGAACCCGCCAACGCGGATATTGAATATTCTGCACAAGCCTCTTCTAATTCTTCCGGGTACGGGTCCACGGATAGACCAGAGTTGGGGTCATAGACCCCAGATCGCGGGCACTCGGTAGATTGATCTGCGTCCTGCCGCGAGCCCGCGAACGTCCATCTGGAGTCCATGTAATCCGTTGCCCTGACTATCGCTTGTTCGATCTCCGTATCGGTAGCGGTGTACGCGTTACCCCGATCATCGTGGTAGGTTTTGAATGCAGCCACGTCGATGTAAGCATTTGCTGTTGATAGCGGGGCGTCTGGGTCTTGTACTACGAAAGCCATTTTTCGATGACCTCAACAATTTCTGCTTTTGTGATAGTTGGGTCTTCCATCAACACCGAGACATCTTTAACTCTGGGACGCGGTGTCTTCGCTTTTAGATCGACCCACTCTTCTTTTTCGATTCCATTCACGGCGGCTATGATATCAGCCTGTCTTGGGTTCGGTTCTTCTGGGACGTCCTGAATTTGTTCATCACCAACCACACCTGAGTCATCGGCCTCTGGATCATCCACAGGATCATCAATTTTGCCTGTAATGTTTTTCACTTTTACCTGATAACTTCTGGTGAAGTATTTGGCAACATTGGCGACTTGATCTTCGTTTCCGATGAAGTCACAGATACCTTTGATGAATTGGTATCGACCAAATAATTTTGTTACGCCCTTAAACGGGCCTGTTAGGGTCATTCGGATTTTCTTTGCAGCGGGCATATTGTCTCCAATAAAAAAAAGAAAGCCCAGGACGTCCCTGGGCTTAGGTTTCAGATTTAGCTGCCGACTTCGTACTTGATCGCCGGTAACTTGGTGTCCAGCATGACTACGGCCAAGGCGTCATCGAACATACCTTGGTGCGTGATTGTGCCGAACAGGCCAGCAATCGCTATCTCAGGATCATCCCAGGTTATCGGGGGAAGCATCGCTACCTCGACAGTGTGGTCGCCCAACGTGTCTGTGGTCCCAGCGATGGTAAGATTCGGCGTTGAGTAAGCTGCACCAGCTATTGAGGACGTAGCATTCAATGCTGTGACCAGCAAAGCAGCTATGCTGTCAAAATCAGCGACGGTTACGCCAGTGACAGTTACTTGTTCAACGACTACACCAGTATCTTTGACGGTGACTCTGGCACGCCAACCAGCGAGGTCTGTACCCTCAGTGATTTCGGTGACAGTTGCAGCCGCCCAGGCAGCGTCACTGGGAAGGCCCATGTATGCTTTTGCGACCTGTTTGACGTCTGCGGCGGACTCTGCTACTACGACCAGTTGGTCGTGTCCGGCTTTTAAGAACGTCTTAGCATCGACGCCCAGTGCTACGTGAAAAATTCCCATGATAATCCTTTCTATCAAAGAGGGAAGAAAGAAGAGGGAGTCCAAAGACTCCCTCATTCAATCGGTTGGTTCTTAGTTCAGGATGCCTTCTGCGGCAGACAGGCCGAGCTCACTGAACAATGCCAAGCCACAATACCACTTGACACGCCAGATATGCTCATCCTTGGTCTCGGCTTCACCAACGTCTACGACCTGGAGGCCATAAGCATTGGCTGCGGTTAAACCGAGCAGCCCGGTCTTCATGTCGCCATCATCAAAAACGCCGGCGAAGATTGTGGTACAAACAGCACCAGAGGCACCTTTGACCTGATTCGTGGGAATCCAGTCGTTCCGCAGAATCGGAACACCGGAGTACGCCGGAACATTCTTGCCACTGGGAAGCTCGAAGACTTCTACCATGCTGACGCCACCGAGGGCACGAAGTAAAGTCTTGTAAGACCGGATCGTGCGGGCGTGCATGACGAGATAGTCTACTTCGCCATCCTTCGCGGTTACGAGGTCGAGCATCTCATCCATTATGGTGAAGCTCAGGTTCGAGCCATCTGTGCCTGTGGTGGCCTTTTGGCCCGAAGCACACAGGTTGATAAGGCCGTTGAATTCATCCGAAGCACCGGAACCGTTGATGAGTTGGTTCTGATAATTTCGGCCGGCACTCTTGGCTTTCGACGCAATCTGGACGCCGGTCTGATCGTTGTCGTCGGAGCGAGTGGCTTGGATCAAGCCATCAACTTCGGCGTCACCGATAATTTTGGTCAGGTTGCTTGTGACCTGGGTGAAAGTTGCCGCAGCCTTCGCGGTGATCGTACCAGCTACGCCGATACTCTCAACATCGCCGAGGGCATTTTCGCGGTTGTACGCCAAAGCGTTACCGTTGATGCCCTCGAAAGGCAGCAACTGGAACATGTGATTGACGGTTATGACGGACTCAATCAGTCCGGAGATGAGTGTGTCTTGTGCGAGTTTCGCACTTTCAGCTAATGTTACACTTGCCATAGAACTATCCTTTCTGGACTCGCGTTAATAATTTTCAATCAGCACATTGAAAACCATCGCGGTTCCGGCAAGAATCACTCAAGCCAAGTGCTATTAACTTTTCAGCCTGTATTATAACATTATCGGAACCAAGAGTCAAGCGGAAAATAAAAATAATTTGCTTGACTCTTGGGTCCAGGTATTTTTACTTTCTGGTCTTGGTCTTGAGACCGTGCCCGATCTTCTGGGCGGGTGTCATGTTTTTCGTCGCGTCACCACGCCGCACACCTACCGGAGTGTTTCTCGCCTGAGAACCACCACCTTCAACTGCTTGTGTTGATGGGAAGAGTTGACGAAAGTTCTTATCTTCGGACATCTCGATCAACAGCTCGTCGGGATTCATCAGTTCGCCAGCACGTTCAGGGCTTGTGGAATAGCGGGCTTCACCATCGGCACCGACAACAACGACGCGAGGCTTACCGTCTACGTCTGCGACCTTCATCTGCTTGCGAGCAAACGGCGAGATCAGCGTAGTGTTGAGCCCGGCCCAACCAGCACCGGCGTGCATGATTGAGGAATCAAGCATATAGGATTCGAGCTGATCTTGCTTGGTGCTGATCTCATTATCCTTTGTGGTGGTGAGTGCTGCCACGGCTTCGCCATGTTCCTTCTTGATGGCGGCGATCCGCGAAGCGA